TTGGGCTTAAAAGGCCCAAAGGCAGAACGTGCGGCCATCGAGCGCATCCAAGGAGGTCAGACTTTCCAGGCCTTGCAGCAGCAAGGTGAAAACGCCCTATTGCAAAGCGCATCGGCCACTGGCGGCTTGCGCGGCGGCAACATTCAGGGCGCACTCGCCCAGTTCCGTCCCGCTTTGCTCTCCAGCCTGATCGACCAGCAATACGGCCGACTCGGTGGCCTCACCACTCTTGGCCAAAACGCAGCAACAGGAACTGGCGCAGCCGCACAGACCACAGGCGCAAACGTGGCCACCCTACTCGGCCAACAAGGTGCAGCAGCAGCTAACGCTGAGATCGCCCAGGGTCGCGCATTCGGCGCAATCCCTTCCGCAATTTCTGGAGGCCTCGGTTTGTTCAGCGGCCTTGGAGGTAAATTCTGATGCAACCCATCAACTACGGGGTAGAAATACAAGACCCAACGCAGTCATTCTTGAGCGCCTTCCAAACAGGCGCGGCCATCCAAGACACCAGGCTCAAGCAAGAGCAGCAAGAGCAGCAGATGGCCAACCAGAAGATTATCCAGGAAGGCTTCAACAAACTGCGCCAGCCAGGTGCAACAGCAGCCGATTACGCCAACCTTGCCATGGTTTTGCCAGAGGCGCAGGCCAAGTCCGTGCGAGAAAGTTTCAATATGCTGTCAGGCGAGCGTCAGCAAAACGCCTTGCAGCAATCTGGCCAAGTTTTTTCAGCTTTCAAATCAGGCAGACCAGAGATCGCCATCAGCCTGCTTGATCGCCAGATCGAAGCGAAGCGCAACAGCGGCGACAACGAAGGCGCTACGTTCCTGGAGACTTGGCGCGACGTGGCCAAAGAAAACCCAAAGGCCACCGAAGACTATTTTGGCTTTACCATCTCCCAGATGCCAGGTGGTGATAAGGTCATCGAAAGCGCAGTCAAGCTTGGCACAGAGCGCAGGGCAGAATCTCAAGCCCCAGCACAACTGACCGAGGCCATGGCTAAAGCAGACAAAGCCGTGGCCGATGCAACTACAGCGCAAGCCACAGCCACCAACGCACCAGAACGAGCAGCCGCAGATGCGGCCAAGGCAGTGGCGGATGCTCAAAAAGCACAGGTCGATGCCAAGTTTGCAGAGCAGATCACACTGGCCGACCTTAAAAAGAAATCCGCTGATCTTGGTTTGACATCTGCACAGACCGGCTCGGCATTGGCCCAGACTCGCAAGCTCAATTCAGAGATTGCCAAAGCCGCCTTGGAGCTTGAAGCACTCAAGGCCACTGGTGGCCGCGATCCAGAAAAAACATTTACTCAGGAAGAAAAAATCCGCAAGGAATGGCAAGGCCGCAGCAAGATGTACGGAGAATTGCAGGGCACATTCAACACCTTGCAAGCCTCTGCCAGCTCTGCAAACGGCCCTGGCGACATTGCCCTGATCACCGGTTTCATGAAGATGCTCGATCCAGGATCAGTAGTGCGCGAGACTGAATTCGCAACAGCACGCGACACAGCAGGTCTTTTTACGCAGCTGCAAAACAAGCTTGAGAAAGCCCAAAACGGCCAACTTCTCAGCCCTCAGCAGCGCAGAGAATACGTCGCTCTTTCCAAGAAATATTTGGACTCAGCCGAAACCAAAGCAGCGCAAGAAAAGAAAGACCTTGGCATCGTGGTCAAAAATTACCGGCTCAATCCAGAGAACGTGTTTGGCGCAGAAACTGTGACAACCCCACCGCCAGCTGGCGGAGGTCGAGGCTCTGTCAATCCTCCAGTTACTGGCCAACGCAACGTAACCGTGGACTACTGAAATGGCCTATTCCATCACGACCAAAGATGGCATCACCATCAACAACATCCCAGACGATGTTCGCCCAGACTCGCAAGAACTCAAGGCGCGAGTGGCAGCCATTCGATCAGGTGGTGGTGCAACTGCGTTAGAAGCACCAGCACCAGCCGCACCTCAAAAAGAGATGGGCTTCTTGGAAGGCATCGCAGAGTCGATCACCGGACGCGCACGCGCCACACCAGAAACCCAAAGCCTGCCAGAGTGGACATCCATGCCAGAACTCAATCAAATGAGCGTGGCATCTTTCAAGACGGCGCTCGGCACTCTCATGAGCAACCCCAAGGAAACGGTGCAGATCCTGCAAGCCAATTTCCCTGGCGTGCAAGTCCGCCAAGACGCCAAGGGCAACTTCTTGATGCGCTCCTCAGTCGATCAAAAGGAATACGCCATCCCCCCAGGCTTCACCCTTGGTGACATCCCTCGCGCAGCCGGAAGCATTGCAGCCTTCACCCCAGCCGGTCGAGCCATGACCATCCCTGGTGCCATTGCAGCTGGTGCAGGCACTCAGGCCATGATCGAAGCAAGTCAAGCCGGAACCGGCGGAAACTTCAACACTGGCGAAGTCTTGATGGCTGGCGCTGGAGGCGGAGCAGGCCAGATCTTGCAACGCGCCATCCCTCCAACAGTCCAAGCAATCAAAACTGGCGTGCAGCGTGTCACAGGACGAGCCCCAGCACCAGTGGCCACAGCAGCATCCAGAGCGCCAGGCGCTTCCATGGGCACAGCAATGGCCCCAGACGCTCCACCGGCGGCTCCAATTGCTGCGGCCATGCCAGAGGCAGTGCCAACCGTTTCAGCGCCACCAGCGGCTCCAGTGGTCGCCCCAGTGGTCACAGAGGTGGCCGAGGAAGAAGTCGGCGCTCTTGTAAGGAAAGCGGCCGGCACAGGCTTCGGCTCTGCTGGCGCACGCGACCGGCTTGCAGATCTTGCCCAAGTCAACGTGGCAGCCAAGGAAGCAGCCGATCGCCTTGGCATCCAACTGCCTGCCGACGTTTTCAGTGACAACCCGCAAGTTCGAGCAGCGGCAGGCCTCACCAGGTCAGCAGCAGGCAGCGAAGCCGAGGCAGGCTGGCGTAACACAGTCACACAGGCCGTGGACAAAGCCGACGACGTAATCAAGCAATTCGATGCCACTTTCGTCGAAGGTGCAGTCGCACCTGGCGTGGTCTCGCAAAAGATCAAAGACTCCCTCACCAAGACACGCTCCGACCTCAACGCACAGGCCAGCAAGGTCTACAACGCAGTCGACGAAGTTGTCCCAAAGACATCCGTGGTTCAGCTTCCAAAGCTCAAAGAAACTCTGGATTCCATCAGGGCCGAAGTCACCGACGAAGGCATGTCAACAGCAGAGCGAAAGCTCGCCAACATGATCGAGCGTGGCAACGTCACCTACGGCCTGCTCCAGCGCGAAAAATCCCTCATCGGAAAAGCCATCAACAAGATGGAGTCGCCATACGGCAGCATGGCCGAGGCAGATCTCAAACGCTTGTACGCATCACTTGCTGACGACCAACTCACCAACGTGGGCAACATCGGCGGCGAAGAACTACGCCAACAACTGCGCGGCGCAAATCTGATCTACGCTAAGGAACGTGCCTTGGGCAAACGGATCGTCAACGCCTTCGGACAAGACATCGAGGGCAGCGTGGCCAACAAAATGCGCACCGCCATCACCGGCGCAGCCAAAGGAGACGCAGGCGAGTTCAATCGTTTGCTCAAGACCGTCCCAGAGGATCTGCGCAAAGAGACCGTGGCCACAGCACTCGCATCAGTCACGCGCTCGGCCAGGGGTGCAGAAAAAGGCGGTTTCGGCTTTTCAGAGTTTGCCGATATCTACCCCAAGCTCCGCGCCAATCCACCAGTCTACAAAACCATCGTCGACACCTTGGGCAAAGACTCAGCGGACGTGCTTCGTGATCTGTTCGAGGTCTCCAAGCGCGTTACTGATGCCAGGGCGCAAGTGCTCACCACCGGCAAAGCAAACCAAGCAGTCTTGCAAGGTATGCAAGCCGAAAGCCTGGTCGGGAAAGTCATGGAAAGCGTTTTAGCCAAAGGCGCACTCACTGGCGCAGCAGCCATGGGCGGCCCAATATCAGCTGGTGCAACATCAATCCTCACAGGCGCGATGACCCAAGGCAACAAAGACGGACTCAAAGCAGCAGGCAAGTTGTTTGCTGATGAAGGTTTCCAGAAACTTGCCATCGAAGCTGCAACCAAAGGCACGCCCAGCGCATCTAGTATTCGACGAACAGCCATGTCACAATCCTTCCAGAAATTCGCAGACGCAGCCAAGCTGCCAAAAGCATTGGACGCCAGGATTCAATGGTTGCAAACAGCAACCCAGGCCGAGCGCCAATTTGACCAGGAGAACCAGTAAATGTCCGCACTCTCGATTCAAATCCCATTCCCGGTATTCCAAGGCCGTGATGGTCAACCCTTGAAAAACGGTTACATCTGGATTGGCGAGCCCAACCTCAACCCCCAGACAAACCCAGTCGTGGCCTATTACGACGCTGCCCTGACCATCGTAGCGCCTCAGCCTTTGCGCACCCTCAATGGCTACGTCTCACGCGCAGGAACACCAGCCCAGATTTACGTCGATGCAGTCAACTTCAGCATCCTGGTGCAGGACAGCAAAGGCTCGATGGTCTACAACTTCCCTGAAGGAACTGGCATTAGCCCAGACGCTTCTGGTATTCAGTACACCCCCGCAGGCGTTGGCGCGGTAGCCACAACAGTGCAGGCCAAGCTGCGCGAGAGTGTGAGTGTGAAAGACTTTGGCGCGGTGGGTGATGAAGTGACGGATGACACGGCGGCGATACAGGCGGCGATCAATGCGTCAGATGCTGTGTATTTTCCTACAGGCACTTACTCGTGCAACGGCGATTTAACCATCACCGCGAATGCCAATTTATTTGGGGACGGAATAGACAACACCAACATAAAACAAACCGGAACTGTCACAAGTGGAACATTCGCAGCTAACTCTGGGTCAAGTAGCACAACACTTGACAACATTAGAATTTCTGACATGACCTTGAATGGTCAGAGTGATGTCATCGGGTTCTCTGAATTTCAGCATTTAGTCAATGTCAACGGCGTCTCAAATTTCATTGCGGAGCGAGTAAAGTTCCGAGCATTTCGAGGGGACGGCATATACATTGGCTCCGGTACATCTGGGCAAGAGCGACACAACTACCGCGTTACGGTGCGCGATTGTGTGTTTAATGGCGTCAACAAAGAAAACCGCAACGGCATTTCAGCCATTGACGTTGACGGCATTCTGATCGAAAACAACGAGTTCAAGAATTGCACCAAGAGCACGATGCCCGGTGCAGTTGACGTTGAGCCAAACAACAACGCATTTCACGTTGTCAAAAACATCAAAGTTGTAGGCAACTCTTTCACCAATGTTGGCGGGTCAGTCTCTGGCGCAACGGTAAAAGTAGATACGCGCAACGCGACGCTGACGCAAAGGCTGTTTGGCGTAGTCGTTGAGAACAACACGTTCTCAAACAACACGGGGTCTACCGATATTGCGGTCCTGACGAGCGACACCATTTCGTCAACAGACGCGCCGCAAGCCATTGTGATAAGCAATAACCGTCTTGTAACAAGCGACCCTACCTCAGGAAAAAGGCCTTGGTCAATCCAGCGTGTTGTCGGCGTAAACATAACCAATAACACCGTCAATCTTGGCGGCCCGGCTCAGATTGGAGACGAAACAGTTGCGGCGCTCACTGCCGCTAATGTAACTGTGTCGGGCAATTTCTTTAACCTTAATGGGGTAAGCACGTCTGTTGGTATGCTGCGTATTGCTTCAGTTAACGATATTATCATTGAGAACAACGTGTTCGATAGGCCTGGAAACGACGCCACTGCGTCGGCTTTAGGCTTTTATGGGAACGTTGTCACAACCGTTTCAAATCGCGTCAAACTCATCAATAACACGTTCATAAAAGGTACTGGGCAAACCTTTAGCGTCCGCGCTTCTAATCACACGTTTAGCACTGACAACTTCTATTCTGGAAACACTGATGTCGGCGGGTCGTTGACATTTCAATTTGTTGGATCATCAGGTGACTTTAAGCAGGGGACATTTACCCCAGTCGCTGAAGGAACATCTAGCGCCGGAACTGGGACCTACACGGTTCAAATTGGACGCTACACGCGGATTGGCAATCGCGTGTTTTTTAGTTGCGGTCTTGGTTGGAGTGCTCACACTGGCACTGGCAATCTTCAGATCAATTTAAACGACATTCCATACAGTTCCAACGGCACCAACAACAACATTTCCCCGCTGGCAAGCTATGCGGATGGATTGACATTTACTGGCCAACTTCAGCCAACTGTTTTGCGGAACGGAAAGATTGTGGCGATCTATCAGAGCAACGGTGGAACGCTGACAAGTGTGGCAATGGATACTGTGGTCGGACAGCTTGCGATTTCGGGCATGTACGAATTGCCATGACCATCATCCAACTCCTAAAATCCCGCACCGTCCTGTTTGCCCTGTTGCTCGCGGTGTTATCCGTAGTGCAGGGCTACGTGGCACTGCTGCCCATCACACCCGTCGAGCAAATGTATGTCGGATGCGCATTGGCCGTGTGCATTACTGTGCTGCGGGTTGTCACCACTCAGCCCGTGACCGCGAAATGACCCCCCAAGAACGCACCGAATAACATGAGCAATCCAACACAAACTTTTAATTTCATTTCTGGTGTTTTAGACCCCAGGATTACTTTTGTCAGATCAGGAGCAACGGCAACGCGAGTAAATGCCAGCGGTCTAATTGAAAATGTCCCCGCTAATACAGCACGGTTTAACTATGACCCGGTGACGCTTGCACCGAAAGGGCTGTTGGTGGAGGAGTCGAGGACTAATCTGGCACTTAATAGCGCGGTTATAACGGCGGGTGCCGGAACCACAGTATCACCAGACGCAGCAGTATCTCCAGACGGGACGCTTTCCGCAGACTTAATAACAGAGACTGTAATAACAGGTGAGCATTATGCTGGTGATAGGGCTATAGCAGTCACAGCAGGGTCCACGTACACATGGTCAGTTTTT